CCCTGCCATAAATACGTAATCTCCAGAGGAATTGATTATTGCATATTTGGCGATGTTCTGTTGGGTTACTACCAGCATTTTCTTTCTGAATGAGCCTACGCCTGACATATAGCCGTTGATTGGGTCAAGAACTATGTCTGGATTGAAATTCGTGTTGCCGTAATCCGTGCTTGGACTTCCATTTAAGTCTCCGCATTGGGAAAACAGTTTTCCTTTGTCGAATACCCAACCGCCCAGCAATGCCTTTCCTTTGCTCACAACAAAAGGCTTTTCGCCATTGTGTTTGATTTCAAAATTGGCTGCTTCGACAGATACCGTGCCATTGGTCAGGTCGATACCAGTACGCTCAATGCTGTCCACCACGTCGGGGTCTTTCCATGTGGTGGCTTTTGTGCCTTCTTCGAGTTGTATTTCAGACAGGTAGGCTTCGCCATTGCGGGTGCAGCCTATGAATATCTGCAAGTAGTTGTAGCCTTCTTCTATGTTGAAGGTGTGGCTGTATGGTTTCCACTGTCCGTAGGTTGATGGTATGTTGGGATAGCTTGTTTTTGGTGCGCTCATATCTTTCGACTTACTGCGCTTTATTTCTATGTAAGGCTGGTCGCTACCGTATATGCGCACAAACATTGATAGGGTGTAGGTGCGCCCACCCATAGCTTTTATTACGGGGAATTTGCAGCCATTCCATTCGTCTTGTGTGGCTCCGTGGCGAGAGATGGATAGATATGGATTATCGAAGTGGGCAACGCTGGGATAGCTTACGATGGTTACGTATTGCACACGTTGCAGACTTAGCAGGTTGAGTGGTCGCAGACTTGCTCCTTTCAATAGGTTTACTCCGCTGAAGGTTTGTTGGCGTACCTCCAGCTGTATATTGTCGGCTGTTTGCTTTATGGTTGATATTTTCTGCTCCAAGCCTTGTTTATCGGCTGTGTTTTGTGCTATGATGCTTTGGAACTGCTTCTGATTGGCTTCAAATTTAGCCTCGTTCCACTTCTGTGCACTCACTACAAATTCTACTCTTGCTGTGCGAGTTTGCCCTTTGTAGGTGGCTGTTATGGCTATGTGTCCGCTCCACTGGTTGGGACTTATGCCGTCTACCACGATGTTTTGTTCCACCAGTCGGGCGTAGCAGTTGTAGGGTGTTACGGTTGTTGATGTGGGGGTTACGGCTGTTTGCCCCTCGTATAGCACTACTTGCACTTTGCGCTGCGTGGTGTTTTCTATTTCGCCATCTCGGTTTGTCTCAAACGTTAGGCTGGCAGGGGTGCATACCAATGTTAGGGCGTTGTCGCCTGTGTCGCCCTTTGGTCCGTCCGAAACGTTGGTTATTGTGATGTATGTTCGTGCTATTATCATCTTTAAGATAAGTTTTTAAATGTAGGGAGGACCGAAATTGCCCTCCCTGTTTCGAGAGTGTGTTTATGGGTGAGGTTGAGTGCCACCACCAGCGGGTTTGCTGCCTTTGGTTTTCTTTGCCTTTGGTTCTACTCGCTCGTAGGTTACGCCTTCGAGTGTGAAGTAGCGAACCGATGGACGTAGTTTCACCATAGGCTTCTTTATGTCGCGAGTGGCGTTGAAGTCTTCTATGTGGTCTACGGCTTTCGACTTGAACGATGGCGATAGAGTGCCAATGTCGCCAAAGTCTACACTTTCTCCGCTCTCTACGTGCTTCTTTGCCATTTCGGCTGCCAGGCGCAACACGGCTTCCACTTCGGCACCTGTAAAGGTGGTGGCGTGTGCTACTTCTTCGCAGAATTGGCGGTGGCTTACTCGTTGTCGGTCGGTGGGGCGTGCTATGTACACCTTTTGCCCTTTCTTCGGACCTACACTCATTTTTTGTTCTCTAATTGTGAAACTTAAACATTTCGTCATAGTTGTGAAATTTAAAGAGTTAATATAAAAATGTATATCTATGGATCTACGGCTGTATATCCCTGGATCTACGCTTGTATATCCATAGATGTAAATTCGCGCTTATATACTCACCTCGCAATAGAAGGTTGCTTTTGAGTCTATATCGGTGGCTGACACGATGAGCGGATTGCCTGTTTTCTGTGCCGATGTTGTGCCTGCAAAGTTCGATTTTGTGCCGTTCTTGTCGAACTTGGTCCACGTGTAGGTGAACTTCTTTGTAGCGGTGGCTTCGTCCTCAATCTTTTCTGTGCCACGATACACTCGGGCGCAAAGCGTGGTTGAGCCTTGTCCGTTCTTTATCTGTAAACCTGTGGGCGAGAAGATTTCTACTGAATAGGGGTCGGTGCGGTCCTCGAAAGTTACGATGGCTTCCGACTTTTCGGTGCCGTCTTGCGCTTCGCACTTGAAAGTTTGCACGTTTAGCACATCGCTTGGCTTAACCGTTAGGATAGATATTCCGCTTACTGTTTGTATGCCCTGTGAGAGCAGTTCCCACGTTTGGGTCTTTATGTTTAAAGAGTACCAACGGTATGTAATGCCGTCAATGTCTTGCACTCCGCCACGAAAACATTTGGCTTCTGCCGTAAGCGTATTAACGTTGTTGCTTGCATCGAAGCTGTTGCCCTTCGATTGGGTCAATACCACTTGGAAGAGCGCACCAGCGTTGGCGGTTTTGGCTACGAAGCCTTGCGCCTCGAGCGTGGTATCTTGCCCGGTCTCATCGTCGTGATATACTGCTGTTATCTTGATGGGCAGCGAATTGCCTACTATATTGCCTTTGATGGTAAGCGCACCACCTGCTGATATGGCAGCCACGGTGTATTGACCACTGGTTGCCCCTGCATTCACCACCGTTCCACCTACGTCGTACTTCAGAGTGGTAAGTTTGCTTACAAGGTTAGTGCCGTTGCCCGTAACGTAAACCTTTGGAGTAACCACGTTGTTGTCGCTGCCAAAGTTGGGCGTAAACACCTTTGTATCGGGGTTATACATCTGCACGGGATATTTAATATCCATCAGAAGCTGCACCTGCTTTGCGTCGTTAAGGTCTACTATTGTTACCTGACCTCTTGCCTTAATTGTTGCCATTTTGCGTTGAATTTAATGTGTTTGTTGAAGTTATTCTATGTTTACTATACAATCAATCTGTGCCTTAAGGTTCACCTCTTCGGCACTAATGGTGGTTCGGTTTCCAATTGCCTCGTGTCGGGCGTTCCAAGCCGTATCGAAGTCGGTATTGCCCGATTGTATCACCCACGAGAATTGGTTCGGCAGAAGCGAGGCTGTAATGTCCTGCTCGCCGTGCAGCACGGTAGCCACAAGCGCAATTTGCCCCTGCCCATTGTGTATAATGTTGCCCCCACTCTCCGACAGAATTTGCACCGTGTAGGGCGAAGTGCCGTCTTCGCCTTTAGTAGCGTAATGCTTCCACTTAGGCGACTGTTCTGTAGGTTCATCGGTGTTGTTGTCTGTCAATGATAGCCACGTGCCACCGCCATAATACCACGCTTCGTATCGGGCAGCCACCGTGCCTACGGTCCAGTCGCCACGATATATCACGTTAGGAATACGTTCGCCATCGGCACTTATCCATTCGAAGCGTTGGCTGTTCATATAAATCTTGTCGCTGGAAAGGTGGAATATGGCGTTGCCTTTAGAGAGCGAAAAGTCGTGAATGTTGCGATACACTTCGATTGTGCCACCCTCCTCTTTCGATGTGGTAATCATCGTAACATTCATTCTGTTGCGATGCAGCGTAGGGTCAATGCCGTTAGCAACGTCCCACAGCGTGTTATGCCCACAAAGCACAATGTTGTCGCCAGCCATTGGAGCATCGTTGTCGGTGCTTTTATCCCGATAAGCGTCATCAGCAGTAATAACGATATACGCCTTTTCGGTAGCCGATTTCTGTGCCACAGCCGACACTACGCGCCAGTAGTAACGGTTGCTCACATTCTCGTAAACCCCAGCTTTGATGTTGAAAGTCTGGCATAGTGCTTGGTCGCCAGGCTCCCAATCGTTCGTAATAGCCTTTTCGCCATCGTCGGTGTGCAAGTAACATTTCCAGCCACCACTAACAGGCACCACCTTTTCAATAATGGCATTCGCCCCTGACAGCACAATGTTGCCCCCAATATGCTTATACTCATCAATCTGTAGCGAACGGAATATAGCTTTACCAATCACTTCGAGGTAATCTATTTGTCCGTGCGCCCTGCCCTTTTCGTCAAGCCAAACGCCAAAGCCGTTAATTGTCCGTTCAAATCCCAATGTCTGGATAGCTTTCAGCAAAGCATTGCCCTCGCCATCAATACCAGCCCCATTGTTAAATGCAACACCCTTTAAGAAGGTAATCAGTTCCTGTGCCGTGTCGGGAGCGTTCTTGTTGAGAAATTCCTTAAGTGCACGCTTGGCAGAAAATACATTGTGTTCGCCAGGAAGCGTATCGTCGCCACTGCCTATAATATCAGGAATATCATTTGCAACCTCGCCTATATAGTGTTTTACGTCGTTGATGCTGCCTTCCATTGCCGCTATCTTGCCTTTTGCCACAGCATCGCTTATTTCGATGCTTACAAGCATCGGCAAATCTACGCTGCGTGAAAGGCGAGTAATACGGCTCATACGATAGCCAATGGGGGCAAAATATTCTGCACTTTCAAGCCGTATGCGCCTTCCAAGAAAAAGGTCGGCATGCTGCTGCTCCACCCACACATGGTCGGTGTCAGCTTTATATACCGAGTTGTCGATGAAATTTTCTTCATTGAATTTCTTTACCGCCTCCAAGAACTCTTTTTCGGCAAGCGGGTAGTATTCATCAGGCATGCGCAAGTGCGACAATATGTATTTGTCGCCTATCTTCGGCACAAGCACGCCACCCGGCACTTGCATGGTGTCGTTGGGGAAGATGGTGATAATTTCAAATTCCTTTGCCGTATCGTCGTAGTTCACCTCAAAGTAATGCTCCTCGCTTGTGCCTTGCCCGGCAAGCTCGCTGCCCTCCTGAAAGGCAACACGCATTACGTAGCCACCTATCTTGTATTGGTTGGGGTTGAAGTTAAGTTCCTTATCCTTGAAGTAATATATGGTGAAGGGCTTACCATCTTTGCCTGTGCGCTCCTGCGAACGCACTGCCGACACCGTACCAATACGGCGTGGGTAAATATCGGCAAAGGCAGCTTCTTCAAAGTGGTGCACCACACCGTACTTATCCACGTCTTTATCTACGTACTTCTGTCCACCTGGTAACTGTAGGCGGGTGTGCCCGTATTTGTCTCGGTCAATGTTCTTTGTGCTGCCCAATGGGAAGAGGCGCGAATAGAACTTTACGTTGTCGGCTTTATCACGCTCCAACGATATAAGCCCCTTTTGGTAGCCCAATGTTAAAGGCTCTCCATATTGTGCCTTCGATATGTTGAGTGTTGTGCCATTTTCAAACCAATATTCCGTTTTCGCCGCCTTGGCAAGCATATCCAAAGCATCATTGCAGTAAGTTCCCTTGTAGTCTATAACAAGGTTCTCCGTCTGCTTCACTTCGCCTAATTTAAACAGCTGCTTGCCGATGGCGTTATTTATTGATGTTAATATTATTTTGGCGTGCTCCGCAGCAGGGGCAGTAAGCGTAAATATAGGCGTGTTTTCGTTATCGGTGTAATTTATCACCAAAAAACGCTTTACAAGACTTTCAATGCCGTAAAGTGTTAGGTTGTATTCCCACTCCCTCGTACTCTTCATACGGGGTTTGAAACGTTCCATCAACCAATAGCGTTCGCCACAGAACTCCACATAGTCGTTTACGTCCAGTTGCACGTATTCGTACAGCGTGAACGTTAGCGACAGGGTATTGTCGCCTTGCAGCTGCTTATCTTGCCTACCATTTGCCCCGTCGGCTATGCAGCGTACCGTATCTTCCTTTGTGAAAATTTCTATCATCGTTTGAACGCTATTTAAATATCGTTTAAATACTCTTTAAAAGCTGGGCTTCGGCTCGCGGAATGTGGCATGTAGTGCGCCACAGTGCGCTTCTTCCACCCATAGGTTGGTAAGGGCATCAAAGGGCGTAAACTCCGTTAAGAAGGTGCGCATCTCAAGCCCCAGTGTCGGGAACGTCCATACAAGCCACCCGTCATTGCCTGTCTTCAATGCCTGAATGAAGCGGCGGTAACGCTGTAGGAATTGCGCCTTGCTGTCCGCCATGATGGCGAAGTGCAGCTTTATATCGCGGGCTTCACTTTTTGGCAACAGTCGGTTGGAATACTTCTCGCCGTCCTCTTCGCGGAAGGCTACCGCCACGTGCGCCTTCATCTTGGCGGGTGTCAGCAGGGCTTCAAGGTTCTTCTGCTCGCCCGCCTTTTCTTCCCGCAGGAATACGTGGTACTCCGTCCAAATGTCCTTTCCATTTAGCAATACTTGATTTTCGAGTATATCCATTTTACTTTACTTTAATACCATCACGTGCCAACACCTTTATATCGTCGGCAATATCTTCCAGTCGCTCACAATGCTTCGTGTAGCGTTCTATCCTTTCAAGGTGGCGTGTAGATGCCTGCATCTGCTTTACGGCATCTTCGAGCTTTATGTCCATCGACGCCAGGTGTATCTGTGCCGACGTCATCAACCCCTCGAGTTTAGTACCCTGCGCCTGTGTCATTGTCTCAAGGCTGCCTGCGCGCCCTTGCTGTGCCGCACCACCAAAGATGTCGATACCATGCTCCTTTGCCTTCTTTTTAAAGTACTCCAGCAGCGATGCAGCCTTGCCGCTGTCTGCAGACACGTCGGCGGTGAGCCTGTCCAATATGCGAGCATAAGCGGCAAAGCGTTCCTCTTCTGAAAGGTGCTCATCGGTGGCGTACTTCTCCATATCCTTTTGTGCTTTCAGGAAGTACTTTTGCAACACAGCAGAATACACCATATCAGCACCTAACTTTTCAAGCATACGCCCAACGCTCTCCACCATTGCCTTGCCTGCGTCCGTGCCACTTTTGAAAGCGTCCACCAGCGCATTGGTAATTGTATTGCCCAATTCGCCGAAGATGTCTGTGAGATAGTTACGTATTTCCTTGAATGCTTCTTCCTGCTGCTTGGCAAGGTCAATAAGGTGTTGCAGGGCTTCCTTGCTTGCGTCGCTCATCTTCCGCGTTTTTAAAATGCTTTCAGCGAGCGATATGTTGAACTTACCGTTAGCATCGAGCAGCTTCGGGTATTCGGACAGCAAGCTACTGTAAGTGTCCTTGCCTTTGCCCCAGCCAAACAGACCTGTCTTCTTGTGTCCTGTTACCACCTTTATGTCGTTGGCTTGTTTCCACGCCTTTTCAAACTCTTCGGCTGCCTGTTTCATTACATGTATGGCATTCGTTGCCTTGCCGTAGCGGTCAGTGCCGAAAGCCGTCGTACCCCGTTCGTACAGTAAGGCTTCCTGCATCAGCAGCAAGTTGTACGTCTGCTGTTGAGCGATACGCTCCTTCATGATGGCATCGAGGGCTGCCCTGTGGCGTGCGCTGGCAGAAAAAGCCTTGCCTATAATACCAATAGCTTCGCTTACAGCTGCCATGACACCGCCCACTACACCACCATTGGCAAAGCCTTTGGCAATGTTGGAAACGCCATTCATAACATCTTCCACCGTACCCATGGCTTCTGCCATGCTGTCGTTGCCCATCTCCTCAAACATCTTTGACAGTCCACCGGCTATCTTTCCCACTTCGCCGGCAACTTCTGCCGATGCCTCGGCAAGCCGCTTTATTTTCTTTTCTTTTTCGCTCTTATCGTCTTTATCCTTACCATTTAGCAAGTCATCGATGGCAGCTTTCAACGCCTTGAAAGGGTTCTTTTTCAGGCTTTCTTGTTTTAGCTTTTGCCACTGATCCATGAATGCTTTCAATGCTTCGGGCGACTGCTGGAGCCGCTTCAGCTGTTCGGGCGTTATGCCCATTTGCGCAATGTCATTCTGTGTGATGGTACGTTTGGTATTGCCTTTTTTGTCCTTGATGACGGCTGCTCCATCGGCGGTAAGCTCACCTTTCGCCATTGCGTCCATATACGCCTTCAGGTCGGCGAGCTTGGCAATTACCTTATTTATCTGCTTTACGCTTTTTTCTGCAGGGTCTTCGAACATCTCGACGAAGATGCTTGCGCTGCTCTTCATTTCGTCGAGCTCCTTGTCGTTGATTTCCTTTAGTGCCTTTTCCTTATCTTTTTCGAGCTGCACCAATGCGGCATCTATGATGTTGGCGTTATCCTTGTTTCGTCGTGCCAACAGCGTTGCCAGCTCCTTCGTGTAGTTCGTCTCAACAGCCATTCGCTGGGCATTGTAGTCCTGATGCTTTGACAGTAAGGCGTCCAAGGCTTCTTCTTCCTTCTTCTTTTCTTCCTTTACCTTATCGTCATATTCTTTTTTCTCTTTTTCGGCGATGGCAGCGTATTTGTTGTTGTACATCTGTGCAGCCTGTATGCGCTGTTTGGCAGCATCGGCACTTATCTGCGCCTCCTTTTCGGCACTGACAGCCACACCGCCTTTGCGCAGCTTCTTCACCAGTTCCTTGCGCTTGGTTTCTTCCTCAAATATGCGCTGCTTCTCCTCTTCGTATTGCAGCAAGGCTTCGGCACGCTCCTTATCGTAGCCCTCTTTCATAAGTGCCACGCGTGTTTCGGCTATCTTTTTTTGCGCTGCTTTTTCAAGTTCGGCAAGCTCTTCTGCCTCGCCCGACAAGTCTTCTTTTTTATCTTTCTTTATTTTCTCCTTTTTTGTCTTTACCTTCGGCTCTTCATAGCCCTTGTTTTCCACCTTATTGAGAGCAGGCATATTTTCAAGGGCTTTCTGTGCGTAGGCTTCTGTTTGCTTTTGATTTTCAGCAAGCTGTTTTGTCAGCTCCTTGTTGTCTTCCAGTCGCTTGTTCACCTCTTTCCTAAGATTGTCGTTCGCCGTGCGACCTGCACCCATACCAATACGGGTAGCTCCTCCACCGACGGTCATGCCACCTATCATTTCGGTGGTATAATCCTTGCTGCCTTTCTTTTTGTAATCTTCGTCTGCTTTTTTAAGGCGCTTTTTGTTCTCGTTTATATATTTGTCATTTTTATTTTTTTTATCTTCCAGGTCTATGCGTTCCTTGGAAAGTTTCTCCACTCGCTCCTGATAGGCACGTGCCATGGCAGCCTTCATAATGTCAGCTGCCAACTGTCGATAAGCCGTTGCCGCACGTCCTGCAAGAATAGCTTCCGTTTTCATATTGCCAAAATAAGCAGGATACGCTGCTTGCAAGTTCTTCACTGCAGCCTTTCTGTCCCTCAGACTCTTTGTGTTATCCTGTGTGGCTTTATAAAGTATATCGAGCTTTGCTTTTTGTACAGCCGCCGAGCGGGCAACCTCCCGCATTTCTTCTGCCGCTTTCTCCTGTGCAGCGGCACTCTCTTTCGCCGCTTCACTGTTCTTGTACCACATGGTGATAACGGCACCAATGGCTACCGACAATCCCAGTGTCAGCGTTGCCATCAACGCACTGGCAGCAGCGGAAGAAATGCCAAGTGCCGTTGCAAGGCGGGCATTGGCAGCCGTCCACATGTCAGTAACCTTCGACACAAATTTTATTCGGAACGCCGAATCCTTGTTCAGGGCATTGAATACCTGCTGAATGCCCATCGTTATAGCCATCACGCTTTGCAGGCGTGTCTGAATGCGTGCGAGTTCCTCGTTTTCGCCTACGAATAACGACATTACGCCAGTACCGGCGGTAACAGCACCGCTAAGCCCGTTCAGTCCTGATGCCATTGCCTCCCAGTTGGCATCATCGGAAGCAAGTGCCTTTGTCTGTGCCCGGACGTCGCCTAAGGTGTCGCAGAGTTCGGCAGCCCGCTTTGCCATTCGCTGGTATTGTTCCGTATGCTGTTCCCCGGAAAGGCGCATGCGTGCCATCTCCTGAATAAGGCTGCGGTACTCTTTCGTTAGCTTGCTTACCGAGGCAGAAGCCTTCTTGTGCTCCGCCTCCAAATTAGCCAGCGCACCTTTTTCTTCTTCCAATACGACCTTGCAGGCACGTATATCCAGCATTAGTTCGTTTTGCGCCTTACCCGGTGCTATTTTCTCATATTGTTTTTGCAGACTTTTAAGGTCGCTCTCCACCTGCTTGACCACAGCCTTCTGTGCCGCTATCTTCTCGGTGATGGAAGATGCTGCCTGCTCTGCTGCCGTAGAGAGCCTGCCTGTTTCCTTGGCGGCTTCCTTCGTCTTGTCGATAAGGTCGCCACCGAATAAGTACTCTATTTCGATACCGTTATTCATCGTTCAGCCTGCTTTGGAAAAAGCCTATCACTGTCTTAGGCTGTTCCGCTATTTTGTTATCTTTTGTATTATTGTTTTTTGATAGAGTAGCTGCTTGGTCAGCATCTATGTAGCGCGGTGCATCGGCAAGCATCATCAGCAGTGTTTGGTAGTTCACGCCCCACATGATATAGTCTACTGTCCAGCCTGTTGCTTCGGCAATCTGCCACACGAATCCAAAAGGGCTATGGGAGCTTTCAAAAAAGCCCTTTAACTCCCCTTCTTTACTTGGCTCAACCTTGGACGGAGTGGGTTGCTCCATTCTAAGGATTTGATAATATTCGTAAAATGCTGCGTGCCGATTAGCGGAATGAAATGCAGATTGGCAAGCAATAAGAAGGTATCGTCCACCAGCCACAACAGCAGCCAAGCCAGCAGCGGCGCAAAGATAGCTGACACCTTGCTGCGGCAGATGGTGAGTGCCACCATTTGGGCTACCGTCTTGCCGTGCCGGGCAATGAATTGCAGCTGCTCATCTTTCGTGAAGGCTTCCATCTCTTCATAGCTGACACCCATACTAAGGAATTTCCGCGCTATACGTATTTGATTACCAAAGCAAGGGCGGCGCATTGTAAGGCGCAAGCTGATGGGCTTTTTCTTAAAAGGTATTTTCCACTGAAAAAGTGGAATGGAAACGCCGATATCCAATAGGGCTTCCGACGCTTCCACCTCTACTTTATTATTCTTTTTCATCAGCCTTGCTGTGTGAGGTTCACATCTACCTTCTTGCTCGGGTCAACCTTCAGCTGGAAGGTTATCTTGCCTGTGCGCTGCGCACCCGTGTTGTTGGCTGCGGTAATGAGCACGCGTCCACCCTTTGCCTCGGCTGTGAAGCCTGCAGGTGCAGCACTCATAGAGAATGCGCCACTGGCGGAAATGTCCACCACCTTTGTCTCACCCGCCTTCTTGAAGGTAATCTCCGTTGGATTCGCCTCAATGAAAGGCTTTGTATCAACGATTTTGAACGGCGCACTGTCGTCGCCCGATGTCAGCACCTCAAGCTCGCATTCGATGTGTAACGGGTCGTCGCCGCCGAGCTTACCGCGTACCATTCCTTCCAATGATGCCTTGGCAATTTCAACAGTCTGCCCAGTACCGGAAATAATCTTCACAGCACCTTCCAACATTACGCTTTCTGACGGAGCTTCCCAGCCGTCTTCCGTTACCGTGCCGCCCATCACTGCCACGCAGTTATCCGGGAGCAGCTCAATAAGATTGAACTTCAATACGTTTGACGCAGCTTTCTTGCGTATCTTCTTCACGGGGCTGTTGCGCACCTGCGCTGCATACAGCTTGATGTATTCGGCAGCGTCGCCACCCCAATCTATACCATCTTCAGCGATGTTGCCAATTTTCTTGCCATTAAAGAAAATGGCGTCAAGCAACATGATATAACCGTCGTTTGTTTCTTTCATTTTATCAATTTATTATTGTACCAACTAAAAATTTTAATACCTGCGAACGCCAATGCGCCCAATAATACCAATGTGCCGATAAGTTGCAGCAGCTTTTGGTAGGTGGTAGGTGGCTTCACTATTTTGGTTTTCGAGATCTTGGCAACACTTTGCACCGCCTTGTTTTCCTGCGTAGTGCTTGAGTGCCGTGCTAATATCGTTGTCTGCCTTACCTCCCTATCGATGGGCAGGGTTGAGCCCCTGATATATACGTTGCCATCTTTATGGTAGGCTTCTATTACCAAGCGTCCGCGTTGCTGTCGGAAGACGGCACTATCGGGCAGGTTCAGCAAGCTCTGCATCGGCAGCGTCAGCATCGCCGTGTCCGCCGCTATCTTCTGCGCTTCCGTCGTTGTCAGCATCTGTAGCGAGCTGCTTTGTAGGAAGCTGCTTTCTTGACGGAGAGAGTCGCTTTGAACTTCGCTTTGCACCAGCGTTTGCTTCGACCTGCAACTCATGACTGATAGGGCAAGTACCGCGGTGAGGGCAATACTGAATAGCTTCAATAGCCCGCGAAAGGCGGTCGAGCGACCGCTTGATGCGTGCGCTTTCGGCGCATGCCTTATCAAGCTCTTCTTGTAATGAATTGATTGTTTTTTCATTCTTTTTCTGATTTTCTACTAATAATGCTGAAATATCCTCGTACATCGTTTTATAAGTGTCGTGCACGGCTTTCGCCGCCTTTGCCGACGCTGCTTTTCGATTTACGAGCCACGCAATGGCTGCTCCAATACCACCGGAAGGTATTGCCCATTGCAGTATTTGTAGGAGTGTCTCCATTGCGATTACATTTGTTTAAAGTTGTCTAATTCCTATGGACTTAAGCCACTGCTGCACGTTGAACGACGGGCAAGCCTTTGGCGCTATCTCGTTGTGTCCTATGATGCGTACCTGCGGGAAACGACGGTGGAAGTCATACACGTAGGCTGCCAAGGCGTTACGCTGTGCCTCCGTGCGTGTGTCCTTCGGTGTGCCGTCGGCAGCCACGCCGCCCACGTAGACGATGTGGCGGGCTACGGCGTTGTAACCCTTGGCACCGTTGGTAACTTCAAAGGCATCAACCTGCATATCCTCGTTGTTGCGCACCAAGCGTTCCACCTTGCCGTCGAGGTGTATCATGTCAGTGTACCCAACCTGTTTCCAACCCCGACCGCCTTCTGCCTTCGGAGCAGTGTGCCAGCGGTGGATTTCGTCAGCTGACACCTCACGCCCCTCGGGGGTAGCTGTGCAATGTATTACTAAGTACTTTAGCTGCATGGTCGTTACGCTGATTTGCCTTGAACTATGGCAATAAGTCCCTTGACATCTTGACGCATCGGGCGACCGCCGGCACGCACAAGGAACGAGTATATATCACCGTAATAGGCGGGGTCTTTCTCATTTTCAAATACGTTCACTTCACCCAATGCACGGCACACACTGTTTTCGTGCCAAGCCAAGCCTGCCGCAAGGTCGGTAGCCGCACCTTCGGCATCTTCAGCTTTCTTTACGATGCCGTCGCCGTAAACGGCAACTTCCGAGCGCATCATTACGCTGAAGCTGAACAGCTTGCCCAAAATACCGCGCTGTGCGTCAGCACTGGCAAGGAACGCCTGATTTTGTACAGATGTAAGGTCGCCAAGCAACTGGTCGTACATGTACGCATCAAGCAACAGATAGCGACCTTCCTGCGGTACGTTGTCTGCGTTGAACTTTACCATCAACTTCTGAATGTCGGCACGGCAAAGTGCCTTTCTGTTGCCGGTAGCCTTATCTGTATGCGCACTCACGGAAGCACCAGTTGTCTGCACGCAGTGTTCCTTTTCAGGAAGCCAGCTGTATATCATGCTTTTTGCAACTGCCTCTTGCAGTGTCGCCTTGTCCTGACGCAACACGCTTTCGCGCTTGTTGTACGAAAGTTCCACCGTATCAGCATGTGGAATGCGGATAGGGTCGGTGGTGAACTCGTCGAGGTTGAAGCTTAAATCAACGTCAGTGCGTGTGTTTACGTCAGCGGGGAAGCTGGTGCGATTCTTCTTCGTTTTTGACGGTGCGCCAGCATTGGAAATGTGCACCGTTTTACCCATATTAACGAACTCATCGGCGTTGAAAGCCTTGCTTAAAAAGCTGTTATCGGCAAACAAGCCCTCCACGATGGAGCCAATCCAAATTTCTCTTTGTATAGCCATTTCTTTTTTATTTAATTTATTAATTCTATTTACTTACTGCCACCTACATGTTGGGCTTTGTGCCGAAACGCTGCTCAAACTTTTCAGCATAGAGGTCGGGGTGGTTATCCTTAAGCTGTGTCAGCTTGCCGGCACGGTCGATTTCGTCCCAACTCTTGCTCTTCCAGTCGCCCATGTCCACGCGCTGCGCGCCGCTTTGAATTTGCGCCGTTACGCTTTGACGTGTTGGGATAGCTTCCAAGGCTGCCTTTGCGCCCGTGAAATCGCGGTCGAACATGGCAAGGAAACTTTCTTTGCCCTTGGCGTCGATGCGCCCGTCCTTTACAGCGGCATCAACAAGGGCTACTGCCTGCTCCTGTTCTTTCTTCTTCTGCTCCGCCTTCTGTGCGTCGATGGCATCGGCAAGCGTCCTGTTTTCTTTTTCCAATCGGTCGGTATTGGCAATAAGCTCGTTTACTTTACCCACGATGTCAGCTTCTGAAGCAGCATCGCTCAAATTTAAAATCTGCGTTAATTTTCCCATCTTATTATTATTGAAAATGTCCTGTAATTCCGTGTACTCCATTGTTGCCGTAGGGGTGCTGTGCTTTGAAAAGTTACCCATGTTCACAAGGTTGCCCTTGCTGTCATACAGTGCCAAGGCGTTGTGGTTCGCACCGATGGTTACGATACTGGCTTCCCGTGCTGTCCATTTCGTTACGGTAGGTGAGGTTTGCCCTGGTAGCATCAGGTCGTAAGCGTCGCTGGTTTCCTGCGCCCATGCACCGATAGACGCCATGCGCAAGAAGTCGGTGTCTACCTTCTTCTGTACCTCCACGGCGCGGGGGTCGGCTTCATCGAAGACGGCATCGGCTAATATCTGCGTGCCTTCTATTCGTATGTTCTCCCATCTGCCAATAGGCATCTTCCAGTCGTCGTGGTTCAGCAGCATGACGGGGTTCTTGCGGAACTCTTCCAAGTTAGCCCCGGAGGTGAGCATGCGGAAGCCGTATGTATTCACCGTTTCATCGTGCAATATGAATGTTTTTTTGCTCATCGCTTTTGAATGTTTTGCGATGCAAAGTTAAGGCAAGAAATATGTGTATGCAAACTACAAAATACTGACATACAGTGTATTGTAAATATTATACAATGAATCTGCAACGCTTGCAACGCCATTATTTTTTGCGCTTATTATATGGTAACTTTGCAACAGATAAATACAATAAAAATGGACATAAAGAAGAAGAAGGAGCTGGCAAAGCTCATATTTTTACGGCAGCCAAACATTACGCAGCAGGAGCTTGCCGACCGCGTGGAAGTATCACGTGTTACTATCGGTAAGTGGGTGAAAGACTGGGAAAAACTAAAGCTCAACCTTCTGCAGACACGCGAGGAACGCATCAACTCGACGCTGATGCAGCTTGACCAGTTGGACCGCGCCATTGCGACAAAGCCCGAAGGCATGCAATTTCCTGACAAGAACGAATCACAGATACGGCGGAAGCTGACGGAAGACCTTGCCGCACTGGAGCAGGACGCTTCCATTCGCGATATATATAATGTAAGCCGCCGCTTGCTGGACTGGCTGCGTCCCCGCGACCTTGAAAAGGCAAAAGAGATAGCCAACTATTTTGATGCATATATAAAAGAACAGATGAGCAATGGGTAAGGTAGATGACATGCAGGCGCTGAAAGAATGGCGTACTTATTATAACAATTTAAAAAAAGATACTGCGGTCGATGAGCTTTCGCCGCTTGAACGCACGAAGAAGCTCGAGTATTTGGAGAAACACCCCGTTGCGTGGATAAAATTCTTTTTTGGGCAATATGCCACTCACGAATTTGCCCCATTCCATATTAAAGCCATCAACCGTATTTGCAAGAATGAAGAGTGGTACGAAGTGCTTTCATGGAGTCGTGAGCTGGCAAAATCAACCACCGTTATGATGTGCGTAATGTTCCTTGTATGTACGGGAAAGAAGCGCAATATACTGCTTATCAGCAATTCAAAGGATAACGCCACCCGCTTACTGAAGCCATACAAGGACAGCTTCGAGCGCAATTCGCTGCTAAAGGCTTATTACGGTGATTTGCGGGAGTTTGGCTCGTGGACGGCGGAGGAATTTTCCCTTACCAACGGTGCAGCCTTCCGTGCACTGGGTGCAGGCGAAAGCCCCCGTGGTACGCGTAAGGACGAAGTGCGTCCGGACTGTATATTGGTAGACGATTTCGACACCGACGAAGACTGCCGCAACCCTGATGTTGTAAACAAGAAGTGGGACTGGTTCGAAGGTGCAGCGTTCCCAACACGAAGCATCAGCGGCAATCTGCTGGTAGTGTTCTGCGGCAACATCATTGCCCTTGACTGCTGCGTAAAGCGAGCGGGCGAGAAAGCCGACCATTGGGACATTGTTAATATACGGGACAAGAACGGCAAAAGCACATGGGCGGCAAAGAACACCGAAGCCGATATTGACAGGGTACTATCGAAGTTGTCTACACGCATCGTTCAGCAGGAGTTCTACAACAACCCCCTTTCCGAGGGCGAAGTCTTCAAGGAACTGACATGGGGCAAATGCCCGCCCCTTTCAAAGCTCCAGCTTGCCGTCGCATACGGCGACCCTGCACCCTCAAATTCACGCAACAAGGCAACATCGTTTAAAGCACTTTTTCTTATCGGCTATTATGACGGCAATTTCTACATATATAAAGGCTACCTCGACCATGTGGTAAACGACGAATACGTGAACTGGTATTACTACATACACGACTACGTGGGTGATAAGTGCCAAGTGTTTTATTTCATCGAGAACAACAAGCTCCAAGACCCCTTTTATGAGCAGGTGTTCTTGCCGCTGTTTGCCGCCAAAGGACAAGAAAGAGGGTTTATACCCATTTCGCCCGATACTCGCAAGAAGCCCGAGAAATTCGACCGAATAGAAGGAAATCTTGAGCCGCTGAACCGACAGGGCAAGCTGATACTCAACATCAACGAAAAGGACAACCCACACATGCAGCGCTTGGAGGAGCAATTCTTGTTGCTTAACAAGCGTATGAAAGCCCCCGCCGATGGTGTGGACTGCATCGAGGGCGGTTGGTACATTCTCAATTCAAAGATACGCACCTTGACAGTGGACAGCTACACCATTGGGCAACACAAACGAAGCAACAAAAGATATTAAAATATGGAACAGTGGACTTATACAGGCGGCTTCCTGTCGCCACAGGAAGTGGAAACGCACCTTTACAAGGAGGCTATAGATACCATCAGCCGAGAAGATGACACCATACTACTTGCTGCCATTGATGCCGCCGTGCAGGAGGCGGCAGGCTACCTCGGCGCATACGACAGGGCGAAAATATTCAACCAGCCAAAGCAGCGCAACGAGTTGCTGCTGACATTCGTAAAGGACATTGCCGTGTGGCATTTCGTAAACCTTTGCAATGCCGGGGCGGAGCTTGAATTGAAAGAGAAACGCTACGACAGGGCTATAGCGTGGCTACGGCAAGTGCAGAAGGGAGAAGTAACGCCATCGCTGCCACGTGCCGACGACGATGGCGACGGCAAGCCTGACGGCAGCAATGAGTACATATTCGGGAGCAACCCAAAACGTAATCAACATTTTTAAGCAATGAGCAAGAAAAAAAATACAGTAACCAAAATATCAAAGGCGGCAGAACCCGTCGTGGTAAATCAATTGATAGTTAAAGCACCTACACGCAAGGTGTATGACGTGGGCGACTGGCGCAACGCTTTGCGCTCTGCCGATAGCGGACGCGTGAAAAGCCTGTACGACCTCTTCGAAGATGTATTGATAGATGGCGTGCTCGCTGATGCCGTTAGCAAACGCATCGACGCTGTACTGAACTCCGAGCTTACCTTCTTAGACAAGGACGGTAAGGAGGTGGAAGAAATTACTGACATCATGGACACCACCGACTGGGAAGAATTGCTGCGACAGATAATGAACGAGCGCATTTACGGGCGCAGCGGCGTTGAGTTCATCTGTACCCCTGACAGCTTCCATATTGCGCCCATACCGGCAAAGCACATCAACTTGCGCAACAAGTGTATTGTCATTAACGATAGCGACGATAAGGGCGTGCCATACGAGGGCGACACATCGCTCCTAATATTGGGGCACGAGCGCAACTACGGCTTATTACTAAAGGCTACACCGTTTGCCATTTACAAGCGTGGTGGCTTCGGCGACTGGTCGCAGTGGATAGAACTGTTTGGCATGCCACAGCGCATCGGTAAATACAACACTTACGACCCCGAAAGCCGTAAGCTGCTGGAGCAGGCATTGGAACAGGCTGGCTCGGCGTCTTACGTGGTCATACCCCGTGAGGCGGAAGTCGAGACGAAAGAAGCGGGCAAAGGCAACGGGGCTTCCTACAACGAGTTCCGACAGGCATGCAACGAAGAAATGCTAATAACAATATTGGGGCAAACACTCACAACAGTGCAGGGCGAAAATGGTGCACGCTCATTGGGCGAGGTACACAAGGAAGTAGAGGAAGGCAAGAACAGAAGCGATATGCGCTTCGTACAGCGTGTGCTCAACAACCACGTACTGCCGCTGCTCGAGGCACGTGGCTACCCCGTCAATGGCGGCAAGTTCGTTTTCCCAAAGGCGGCAGAGCAGCTGACGGTAGCCGACATTGTGCAGCTGTCAGACATAATGCCCATACCGCAAAGCTATTTGCATGAAAAATACTCTATACCCGTGCCCGAGAACGGCGAGCCGATAGCACGGCGAAAGCCTACCACCTTCGAGCCTGTGAATATCAACGAGGGCGAAGGTACGGCAGCCGTGCAGAATATCGATGGCAGTGCGGTACCGACAAAAAGCACACAGGCACGTCAAAGGGCAGAAGCATCTTTCTTCAGGCGACTAAGAGATTTTTTCGTCGCAGCCCCCACGATGATGGGGGCGAACTCGAAGTTACCATACCCCACAACGACGCTTAGCAACGACACGCTCGACAACCGCCTGATAAAGCGTGTGGCAAATGGCGACGCACCTTACTTTGATGCGGAGCTGTTCAAGTTCATATCTGACGACCTTTTAAACGCCATTCACAAGGTGTTTAAACGCCCTGTGAAGAATGCCGACTATGTCTACGACAACTTCGACCCTGCATTCGTAACAGCAATGGAGCAAAACCTTTTCCACTTTTCGGCGGCGAAGACATTGGCAGAAGTGCAGAAATTGAACCAGCTGTACCGCAAGGCAAAGAGTTTTGAAGAATTTACTGCCGAAGCGCAAAAGCTGTGCGGCAAGTTCAACAAAGTGTGGCAACGCACCGAGTACGAAACAGCCAACCTTACGGCGGAAGCTGCCACGAACTACCAGCGGCTCATTAAAAAAGTAAACCTCTTTCCTTTTTGGCAGTATGTTACTGCGGGCGACGAAAAGGTAAGGGAGGAGCACAGAAAGTTAGATGGCATAATACTCGAAGTAAAAGACCCACGTTGGGATAAAATCTATCCGCCCAATGGTTGGAAATGCCGTTGCAGGGTGAAGCCATTGCTAAGAAACGAAGCCAACGAGTCTATTATAAAGGAATCGCAACAGACGGTAGATAAGTTCTTCGAGTCTAAAGAGTGGACGAATGCGGTAGCTTCGCACTTTGACCACAATCCCGGCAAGCGCGGACACGTCTTCAACGCCAATCAGATGTATGTCAAGAAATTCCCAAATAAAGCTACAAAGCTAATGGATAAGGTAACACCAGACGATTGGGGGCTCAAGCATTCTTACAGGCAGCTTATTCGTGATTCCACGAAAAAGGCAAGTCTATATGAAGGCAATGCTGCCGATTGGTGGGACTTACACAAGAAGGTGGTAGAAAAGGAAGAGGCATTGCCTGTGGAAGACTTTGCCAAACGAACATGGTATATGGATAAAAAAAGTTTTGATGGGCATACCACCGACACCAAGAAAAAGCGTGCTTTCAGAACAAAATACCTTGATACCATCAGCGAGGTAATGAAAGACCCTGATGAGGTTTGGCTTAGCAAAGACCCTGATATGGACCAAACGCAAGATAATTATCTTAACCAATGGCTTTATATCAAGTATTACGAAGGTGTGGCTATTGTGTGTGTCTGCAAGTTACAAAATCAACAGATGAATTTCAAGACATGGTACGAGTTGCACGATGATAAGATAAGGAAAGGCTTGTTGATATACAGGAAGAAATAAAAAAGCGGAAAGGTGCAGTCCTTACGTCCGCCGTCCTAATTCTTGGTTTCGCCACACGTGGCAAATCCGCGTCATACGGTTGGATAGTGGTGTCTGCACCTTTTCTTCAGATTGATGCCAACCCCCGCTGGTACTCCAGCCTATTGCGGTATTCCTATCATCTGCGAGGATGTTCCGTATCATTATCCCAGTTGTTGGCACTGCATTGCAAAGATAGCTAATTATTTCGACAAAACAATAAAAATCGACAAAAAGATGAATTTAAGAGAATTAGAAGCATACTTGAGCAGTCTGCCTGACAAGGTAATGGGCGACACTGCCGAGATTGTTGCCGAAACGGCTACGGAGTATTTTAAGGAGACTTTTCGCAAAAAGGCTTTCGATGGCAACCCGTGGGCGCCTGCCAGGACGGCAAAGAAACGTGGGTCGTTGCTCATCGATTCGGGGGCTATGATGAACAGCATTCG